ATCATATATATACATCAGAGAATAGAAGAACCCTACATGTTTAAATTCCCATGGGTTGGCAATCATAAATACCATCACAAACACATATAAAACCTGGTAATTAAAAATGGCAAAATGGACAAATTATTTTAAAATTGTAACCCCATCACCTGAATCGGTTCGCATGACGAACAGTCAAGAAATGGCAGATGGTGGTGCATATAATAACTATACATGGTACCAACGATTAGTTCAGGGTTCCGCTTCACGAATGACAAGATATCGTGAATACGATCTCATGGATAATGATGTGGAAGTAGCGAGAGCATTAGACACGATTGCCGAGGAAATGACAGGCAATAATCCAAAAACAAACGACCCACTAGAGCTTGATATATTAACAGAAGATGAGAACCATGTTAAAAGTTCATCAGTGTTAACAATAAAGGCTGCACTACGCAAGTGGGGAATGCTACATGATTGGGAAAACAAACTATTCACAGTATCTCGTATGCTTATCAAGTATGGTGATGTTTACTTTAGAAAGCCAAAGAATATTCATGACAAATGGACATTCATCCACCCAAAAAATGTAGTTGCGGCTATTGTATCAGAAACAGACGCTACGAAGGTAGTTGGGTGGCAAATAAAGAACGACATCAAAAAACCACACTCTGGTGGAACATCACTTAATCTTGGTCCTGTTTCTAACGCATCATCTCAGGAACAGACAGAAGTTGTTGATGCTTTGGATATTGTTCGTTTTACCTTAAATGATGATATGTCAGATACTGCTCCATTTGGTGAATCTGTGCTGCGTTCAGTATACCGCTCTCATAAACAAAAAGAATTGTTGGAAGATGCAATCATCATATATCGTGTACAACGTGCACCAGAACGCCGTGTGTTTTATATTGATGTTGGAAAGATGCCACCACAACGAGTTAAAGCTCATTTAGAAGGCATCAAAAATGAAATCAAACAAAAGAAAGTTCCAACCAGCAATGGTGGAGCAGCAGAAGTAGATTCAGTATATAATCCACAATCTATGTGTTTATCATTGGATACTGAAATTCCTTTGTTGGATGGTCGCACAGTTGAATTATCAACCCTTATCAGCGAACATGAAGAAGGCAAAGAGAATTGGGTATACAGTATTGATCCCAAGTCAGGTGATGTTGTGCCTGGACCAATTAGTTGGGCAGGAATCACACAAACAAATGCTGAAACTATTAAGCTTATTCTGGATAATGGTGAAGAAATCGTATGCACACCGGAACACAAATTTCCTATTCAAGGGCATGGTGTTGTAGAAGCAAAAGATATCACTCCGGAAATGAGCCTGTGGCCATATGCAGTAACAGAAGACCACCTAACAACCCCAACAGGAAAAACAACATCAAAATATAGAAAAATTTACAATCCTTCCACAAAATCCTGGAAATTAGTACATCGGTTAGTGGCTAATTATATGAAATCATTAGGGTTTGATAATGAAATGGTTCATGATGATCGATATAAACACGAACAAAAACGCACTATCCACCACAAGAATTTCAACGGATTAAACAATTCTCCTGATAATTTAGCATTCATGCACCATATTGATCATGTTAATTACCACAAATCACTAAAAAACCAAGAAGCTGTTTTTCCTGAAAAAATGATTAGCCGTTTCATTGCTATAGCTAATGGGAATATCTTTGTCAAATTTAAAGATTTAATGGAAACATTAAACACTGATGAAGTATTCATGGATGCATATTATCAATCAAACAAAGTACAAACAGAAAGAAACTACAAATTGAAACTGGGTCAATTCAGACAAAAAATGTTTCTTAAATTTATAAAAGAAGTTGGATTTAAAAATTGGAAAGAATACCAACAAAGTGTTATCCAGGCGCGCATTAACATAGATACAACAGTGTCCAAAAGCACAATACACACCAATGATGATATTAAGTTAATTCAACATGTATTGGGGTTAATCAAAACTAAGGGAATTCATAACTTTAAATTGGTGAATCACTTAAAAGACCACAAACGTGAATGGAATGTTTTACGATCTCTATATAGCAAATCCAACATTGGGATTAATTCAGAATCATTAAACACTCCAGAAGCATCAATGTTCGAAAGAATTTCAAAATATTTCGGATATGGTAACTTTAAACATATGGTATCGGAAGCATATTCTTTCAATCACCGTGTTGTTAGAATAGAAAAAGGTGCCAATCAAAACGTCGGAACATTGACAATTGACCAAGCCGAAAAGTGCCATAATTTCCATAATTTCGCTTTAAAATCAGGGGTTTACACAAACAACAGCGAAGATTTTTTCTTCGCTAGTAGGCCCGATGGGCGTGGTTCTAGAGTTGAAACATTGCCAGGTGGCTGTCTAGCAATGGATACTAAAATTCCATTGCTTGATGGTAGAACATTATCATTGACTGATATCACATCAGAATACAATGAAGGCAAAGAACTCTGGGCGTACAGCACAAACCCACAAACTGGTGAAATTGTTCCTGGTAAAATTGATTGGGCTGGTATAACACACGCAAGTGCTGATGTTATGGAAATCGTATTGGATAATGGAGAGAAAATAACCTGCACGCCAGACCACAAATTCCCTATATGGGGTAAAGGTTTCATGCGCGCAGATGAAATCACATCTGATGATAGCTTCATGCATTTCGAAACAAGAGAGGAAAGCGTCTCTACTAAGCCAGACGGCAAGAAGTATACTCAAGTATATGATCATTCAACAAAGAAATGGGAATTCGTTCACCGCACTGTACGTAAGTTCATGGATGATAACAATGAAGTGAATGAATTGTTGTTTGAAGATGATGAGTGTAAACATGAAATCATACACCATGCAAATGTGAACAGATTTGATAACACTCCATCTAATTTAGCTTGGATGGGCAGGGTAGATCATTTTAAACTGCATGGAACATTAGGGAAACACGCAAGCTCTAAACGATTAGAAAAACAAAATAACGATCCTGTGTGGAAAGCCGCTGTGTACAAAAAAAGTGGAGACTCTTTACGTAAACGATTAGCAGAAGATAGTGAGTTGTTGAATGCACGCAAAGCTGTTTTCGCTGAAAAAATACAATTTGCTCCAGATAACGCTAAATTAACGTTTAGCCCTGATATGTTAACCATAGTCAGATATTTATTTGATGAGGGAACTATACAACAGGCTCCGTTAGTTGCTCTGTTAAATGACACACCAGAATTTATGGATTTGTGGAATATTCTGAATATCCAACAACAACCATTAACAAATTATGAAGAAAAAATAGTTGGAATTAATCGAATTACTGAACATTTTCAGCGCCATCATTTAGATTTATTACTAAAAGAATACGGTTATGATACATGGTCAACGTTCAAATTAGACAGATTGACTCAGGTTGATTCTTCTAAATTGGATGGATATTGTTCCGACAATTCACTGTCGAAATTAAAAACAACGTTAATGAAAAAGATAATCAAATTAACTACAACACATTATAAGCCATTTCATTTAATATCGTATCTAAACGAAAACGTATCTAAGTGGGATGACTTGGTAAAATTGTATAACGAAATCTGCACACCAAAACACCGACTACGAAATGGAAAAATTAGATATCACCACTTCGATCGGTTAGTAGAAGTTCTTGGGTTTTCTGACTATAACGATTTTCTTTCGAAGAAAGCACTATTCAATCATAAGATTGTGTCAGTGACTAAATTGGAAGGAAATATTCCGGTAGGAACACTAACAATTGACCAAAAAGAACAATTTCATTCGTTCCATACATTCGCATTAGACGTGGGAATATTCACGAAGAATAGTGGATTGGGGGAATTGTCAGATTTATCGTACTTCCAGCAAAAAGTGTGGAGAGGATTAAGAGTTCCGGCCTCGTATATGCTAGAACAAGCTGATGGTGGAGCTATGTTTAGTGATGGTAAAGTAGGAACAGCATATATCCAAGAATTACGATTTGCATTATTTGTTGGTCGCTTGCAAGGATACATCGAAAAGACATTAGATGAAGAATTCAAGAAGTACATCCGAGCTGCTGGTATCAATATCGATCCACATATGTATCGTATACGTACTCCAGAACCTTCCAACTTTGGTAAATATCGCCAGTATGAATTAGATTCAGCATTACTTAGCTCATTTGGCTCAGCAGATGGTATCCAATACTTATCTAAGCGATTCATTCTTGAAAAGTATCTTATGTTATCAGATGAAGAGATTATTCGTAATGAACGTCTTAAACGTGAAGAAGTTGCTATTGATACTGATGGCGGCAAAGAAGATTACCCAACTATATATGGTGATGGACAAGGCGGTGATGGTATGGGCGGAATCGGCGGCGGTGGCGGTGGATTGGGCGCTATGGGTGGAGGTTTAGGTGGTGTTGATATGGACATGGAAGCTGGCGGTGAAGATGCTGGTGGAATGGAAGATGCACCGGCCGATCCCAACGCAGAAGCAGCAGCTGGGGCCACCTCGTAGTTAATTTAACTAAATATATATAACACAACCATAAATAGGAGAATAACAATGGCTGATACAGACAAAATACGTAACATGCTTGATAATTTAATTAACGACAAAGCAGAAGATGCCCAGGTTGATTTTCATGATTACCTTCAAGGAAAGATGAAGGAAGTTACTGGAATTGTCAATCCGGAAACAATATCTGCCCCTGCCAAATCTACTGAGGAATAATCACAATGGCCAAGAAGAATTCAAACAACAAACACATTCGCACTATGGTAGAATCACTTATCAAAGGTGATTCTGATGCGGCTGGCACAGCACTTCATTCATACTTACGAAGCAAAACCAACAAATTAATTTTGGGTGAAGCAGACAAAGAAGATGAGTGTGATGACTGTGGAAAATCTCCATGTGCATGTGATGACGAATCAAAGGACGATAAGAAGGACAAGAAGTCTGATAAGAAGGACAAGAAGTCTGATAAGAAGGACAAGAAGTCTGACAAGGAAGATAAAGACAAGGACGATAAGAAGGATGACGAATCCGACGATGACAAGAAACCTGAAAAAGGCAAGAAAGGTGTAAACCCATTTGCCAAGAAAGACGACAAAGACTCTGACGACGAATAACACGGAACGTTAAATTGATGCATCCAGATATTTTATTTGGATGCATTTCTCTTTTATTCTAACACCCACCTTTGCAATCCACAATTGAATATTCTAAACCAGTTGTTATTGATTGTGTTTTCCAATTCTGTTTTTGATTGATCATATCCATCCCCCAGTATATTTCTTAAATTCTTATGCCTGAAGTTGAACTTGTGAATTCTAGTTTGATTTGATGTATTAACATAACTATAATCAGGTGGCAATACTTTATCCAGAACCCAGTTATTGGTTGCATATACATTACCATTACTCCAACGCAGATCAGCGAAACTAACTATTTTTGACCACTCATTTGAACTCTTGAAGTGAGCTAGTAATTTACCAAACCCACCAGGAACTCGCCCAAGTGTTGCGTATCGGTTAAGACAATGTTGCCCTTTTTGTTTAATAAATCCCATCACAGCAACAAGCGATCCGCCATGCATTAATCCCACATTAATAGAACTAGGGCCATTACCTTGTATATGGTTATCGTCGAAGAACTGCTGCTTTGTTTTACTGTCAACATCAACAATGCTGCATTTCCTTGCGTATGTAACCGCTGTTTTATCTAATCCCAAAATATTTAATATTTTACTTCTCACTATGCTTTCTTTGTGAATCCACTCATCCTCAAAGATTGTGATCAATCTAATCCCAAGGGCGTTACACAAATCCAACTTTGTCTTGTGGTAATTTTTTGAAATATTCCCTCTAGCTGAACTGTGCCAATATAATCCACAATATTCAATAGCTACATTGTGGGATGGTATGTATATATCAATCTCTAGTGGAGCTATAATGTGCCTAGAGTTTGTGATGTATGTGATATCATGATCATCCAACAATGCACATAATTGGCGTTCTGGATAACTAACAGGATGTCGTATTCGTGACATTCCGACCATCTTCATATAATTACCAACAGTCTCTTTATCCACATTTAACATTCTAGCTATTTCGGTGGTTGGTATTTTATTGGTGATGTGTTGAGTGTATAACCATTCCTTGTCGTTCAATTTATCCATAACATCTGTAGGTATGTGGGAATTACTCCAACTTTCACTGTCATACTTGAGCAGTGTAGTTTCCTTCCTTTTTTCCATTGATGCTGGGTGGTGCACACTATGTTCAGACCCATATTTCTCAATCATAGTAACTTTTCGTTTTGCCTTAAACTCACTAGTTTCGGTATACTTATCGGTTCCGAATTTCTGTCGTTTGATATCCTTTACCATATCCGATGCCAATACATTGATGTGTCCATATTTTTCTAAATTAGTATTTCTGCGTTTATCTAATATGTGTTGTGATTCTTCGGTAGATCGATTTTCTACAGTAATTCTCCGTTTTTCATTTGCATCTTCCGTCATTGATCTATTCGGTCGGTTTTTAAACTCATCAGTTTTACTGAACGATGAAACCCCATAATGCTGCATGCATGTATTCGCCTTCTTTTGGTGCACATCCTTGTGGTTGCTTCCACAGGCAGATGAACAGAATTCTGCGTACTTTGACGGCTTATACGTTGTTATCCATTTCACCACATTATCACAACTCTTGCATTTTGGAATCTCATGAGTGTCAGTCATTACGTGGTACAACATACACGCAGCTGTCGCACCATCAGGTAGAAAATCTGTATACTTACGCAACTTATAATATATTGGTTTTTTCCACCTTGTCAAGTTCGCAGTAGTTTTTTTGGTGCTATAATAAACAGCCAATTCGATTAAATCTGTTGGGTACATTCGGTGTCCTTTCGTTTTGGTGTTTTTCATTAACCAGTATGGAACTAGAGCCTTTTTGTTGTCCTTGACCACTAACCCCATAAATAGAAATAAACTCATTATAAGGAACTACAAATGAAAAATCAACTACTAACTGAAGAGTTAACCCCAACAGAAGCTAAAATCATCACTGAAAGCTCTGCTGATGGAAAGACAGCATGGATGAGTGGAATTTTCATGCAAGCTGATATCAAGAACCGAAACAATCGTGTTTATCCGTTATCCGAAATAACAGAGGCGGTAGCATCTGCAAATCGCATGATAACCGAACGTAATGGAATTCTAGGCGAGCTAGACCACCCACAGAGCTTGTCTATAAACCTAGACAGAGTTTCACACATGATTACTGAAATGCACATGGATGGAAATAATGCAATTGGTAAAGCAAAAATGCTAAACACTCCAATGGGTAATATAGCTAGTGAATTGATCAGAAGCGGCGTTTCATTAGGTGTTTCTTCTCGTGGTGCTGGAACAGTAAATGAATCTGCTGGTACAGTATCTGGCTTTATTCTAACAACAGTAGATGTGGTAGCCATGCCATCCGCTATGGATGCTTACCCCTCAACCGTGTTTGAATCATTAGAATCAGCACAGAACGGCAAAGTCATTTTAGATTTAGCAGAATCTGTTAAGCATGATGATGCGGCTCAGAAGTATCTGAAAAAAGAAATCCTAGCTTGGTTATCCACAGGATTATTTGCAAAGAAATAATAGATCATAGCCCTCTAACATTAGAGGGCATTTGATTTTAGTGGTATTTCTACACCAAAACACAAAAAGTTAGAATTTCACAAAATCACCGAACACCACTCAGAGCCACATGTTACCTGGCTCTAATATCACAACACACATAACTCGCCAGTTACCACATCTCCCTTCTATAAATAATAATGTACGGAAATGTACGTTATGCTTTTTGCATGACAGATTTAATATATTAAATTTTTAAAACAATACAAACTTAAAACTAACAGGAGATTGAGTAATGAATGAGTTGCTGCAAAAACTCCTTGAAGCTGAAGTCCTTTCAGAAGATACAAAAACTGAACTGGAACAAGCATTCAAGACACAGTTAGACGAAGCTATAACAGCCGCTAAAGATGAAGCAGCAGCTGATGTACGTGCTGAGTTAACTGAACAATGGGTAAAGGAACGTGATACATTAGTAGAAGCGATCGATTCGAAAGTAGGTGAATTCCTAGAAGAAGAGATTACTGAACTTAAAAGTGATATCGAAAGCTTCCGTGATTTAGAAGCAGAATACGCTACAAAGATTGTTGAAGCGAAAGCATCAATGGGCGATGAGTTGAAATCTGACTTAACTGAATTAGTAGAAAAAATTGACGCATTTTTAGAAATCCGTCTTGCTGCTGAAATAGAAGAATTGCATGAAGACATTATGGAAGTTCGTAAAAACGAATTCGGCCGTAAAGTATTTGAAGCATTCACTGCTGAATTTGCTGATAACTATGCAGACGATGATAGCGCAGCCGCATCTCTACGTGAGAAGACAGAACGCTTAACAGATGTAGAAGCACAATTACAAGAATCAGAGCGCGTGCGTAATGATTTAGAAAGAACTATCAAGATGGAAAGTGTACTTGAGCCATTAGCTGGAAGACAGCGTGACATCATGGAAGCAATCCTACGCAAGGTAGACACAACTAATCTCGAAGAAGGATACAAGACATTTATCGGTCGTGTACTTCGTGAATCGGAAGATACAACTGTATCAGAAGATGCCAAATCAGAGAAGGAAGATAAAGTACTAGCTGAAGGCGAAGAGAAAAAAGGTAAGAAAACTCCTGTAGTTGAAGGTGTGGTACTTACTGGCGATAAAAAAGCAATCATCGAAGAAAGCGTTGAAGTAGATGCAGATGCGGAATCTCGCAAAGCATACCTACGAAAATTAGCTGGAATCGTATAAAACTTTTCGAACTTTAAACTATAATAACTTTAGGAGTTAAAACAAAATGAACGATTTATTCGAAAACTGGGCAGAAACCAAAGGCGCATTGCTTGAAGGTTTAAACGCTGAGAAGCAAGCAATTGTTGCACCGCTTCTTGAAAACCAAAAAGCACAGCTGTTATCAGAAGATGCAGCTTCAGGGTCTACGACCGCACATGATATTGCAGGCTTCCGCAAAATCTTAATCCCAATGATCCGTCGTATTATGCCTGGCACAATCGCAACGGAATTAGTTGGTGTACAACCTATGACAGGTCCTGTTGGACTTACATATTCTTTACGCTACAGATATTCTGAAGCAGTTGCTGGAACACCTGGTGCTAACCCTTATGGTTTACCAAATGATACAGCAGCAGGCGACGAAGCATTCTCAAACGTATCTCCAATCCGTTCTTTCTACTCAGGTGGAAACGGTACTGCTCAAGTAGCTGGTGCTGATGGTATTGGTGCAGGTTCAGAAGCTCCGGCAATGAATGACACTAACCCAGCAACTGGTAAAGCATGGGGCTCTTCTTTAGATGCAGCAAATGCTTCTTCTTTTGGCCCATATGGTGATCCTGGATCAGCAGCTGAAGCAGCAACTAACTCAAACGGTGACCGTTCTGCTAACTACTTTAAAGATGTAGCTGGTTCATTACACGGTGGTTCTGGTTCAAACCTTGAAGGTTCTGGTGGTCGTAAGATGACTTTGGACGTTGTTTCTCAAGCAGTTGAAGCTGGTTCACGTAAGTTACAAGCTGGCTGGACTATTGAAGCTATGCAAGACCTTAACGCACAACACGGCTTAGATTTAGAATCAGAAATGACTCAAGCTCTTTCAGCTGAAATTGTACAAGAAATCGATTACGAAATCATCTCTGACTTATTAGCTCTTGCTGGTACTGTTGAGACTTTTGACGGTTCTGGTGCAGGTTCATATGGTGGTGGCGCTGGTGGTAATTATGCTCCTGCTTATGTTGGTGATCGTTTAGCTAACTTAGGTGTTATCATAAACCGTGTTGCAAATGAAATCGGCCGTAAGACTCGTCGTGGTTCAGGTAACTTCATGGTGGTTTCACCATTAGTTGTTTCAGTTCTACAATCTGCTGCTAAGTCAGTATTCGCTCCAGCCGTTGAAGGATCTTTTAAAGGACCTAACAACACTATGCTAGTTGGTACACTTAATGGAAACATTAAAGTATATAGCTACATGTGGAACCAGGCAGGTGCAGGTTTAAACTTAGGTGGTGGTGATTCTGTGAACGATACAGCACTTATCGGCTATAAAGGCGGAAACGGTGAAACCGATTCAGGTTATTTCTACTGTCCTTATATTCCATTAATGAGTTCTGGTGTGATTATTCATCCTACTACCTTCCAACCTGTAGTTTCACTTATGACAAGATATGGCAAAAGCGTATTTGTTAATAACGAAACTTCACTTGGAAATTCTTCCGATTACTACGGTAAGATAAATGTTGCCAACCTTGACTTAGTGTAATCTAATTACTTTGAGTTAGAAAAACCCCGCATGTTATGCGGGGTTTTTTTATGTCTAAATTATGTACCACTTTCCACTATGTGATATTTACTTACTGATTGGTAACGCTAGTACTCATATTATAATATTACACTGCCAATGTTCACAGTGGGTTCCCTCCTTAAATTGACAACACATCTTTCATTCCAACAACAACAATACTTAATCAGCTTTCCCGTCACCATTCACACAGACTGGAACTACGTGTGTGGTATTACTGTTGACTTATCATTAAATGTGGTATACTCTCTTTTAACATTGCCTAATATAAACATGAGCACCTAAATGACAGCTAAACTAACAATAACAGAAATATTATCACGACTTGAATCACGCAACATCACAACCGGAATACCAATTCAGTTATATCCAATTTCCCAACCATACGTATCCCAGAATGCCCCATTGCAATTTAAATGTCAATATAACCATAAATGGATGGGCAACGTCAATAACACAATAACACTACTGAGGGGATGTCCGGACTGTAAAAAAATAAACGAGCGAGAAAATAAGCGAATTCCATTTGCAACATTATTACAACAATTTAACAAACATTTTCCGTTGTTTACATATGATGAAAGCTCATACACCAATGCTACTACCCAAATGATAGGTAGGTGTCCAGATCATGGCAAGTTTGATATTATTCCTAGATTGCATGCATTGGGAAAACAGGATTGTCCTGATTGTACAGAGATCAAAAGACAACAACTATGGGTAGAGACATTTAAGATAAAAGCCAGTAAAAAACATGGCGGATTTTATACATACGATGATGTAGTGTGCGGTAAGCCTCACATTGGAGTGCTAATCACGTGTCCAACACATGGAACATTTAGCCAGCGTCCTGGTGATCATTTACGTGGTCATGGATGTAAGGCTTGTGTGAACGGTTCAGTATCCCGTAAACAGATATTTTGGACAATGCAGGTTGCAGAACGCGACAATATAACGATTGAACATGCTGGAAACGTCGGGGAGTATTTAATACCAGGAACAAGGTTCAAAGCTGATGGGTTCTGTCGAGATACCAATACAGTATATGAATTTCATGGTGATGCATTCCATGGCAATCCAGAATTATTTAAACCATCTGATAAATGTCACCCATTTGATAAAAATATAACAGCTGGTGAATTATTGCTAACAACAAAGAAGAAAGAAGATACAATACGACAAGCTGGATTCAATTTAGTTGTTATGTGGGAACATGACTTCAATAAATTGTATCCTGATTTTACTCCATCGATGGTAACAATTCCATTACTGGGAACTACGTTGAATTACAATCGTGACATTCCACATGATGAGTTGAAAGCAATACATATAGTATTAAAAGATAAAAAATTTAAAGGATTTAGACATAATCATAATTATATTTGCAAACTGTGTGGAAATGGGTTTATATCAACACTAACTCAACGCAAACAAGCATTTAGAAAATATAATGCAACTGGATGTCCCAAGTGTTCATCTCGGTCATTATCGAATAATGACATACTAGTTGAAATACAAGAAACTGTTGGAGGTACAATCACTAACAATATACTACACATGACTGATACTATCGCTGTAATGATACAGGGATTGCAGGAAAATAGCAAATATAGTTCAACAAGATTGCAACAATATCACACTGATATTGGAATCCAGTTAATAATAATATTCATGGATGAGTGGATCAACAACAATCAGTTAATATTGGATAAGTTGATGCATTATAGTGGACATAACTATTATAAACAGATATACGGAAGAAAATGTACAATCCACAAAATAACAGGCAAGGAAAAATCAAAGTTCCTCAATGACCACCACGTTCAGGGAAATGATGCTGCCATGATGAGCTATGGCGCTTTCCATGAAGATGAATTGGTTGCGGTAATGACGTTTACCAAACCACGTGTCGCCCTTGGATATAAGGACAAGGACAGAACAAAATACGATCTAACGTGGGAACTCAGCAGATTTGCAACCAATACCAAATATCGAGTGCCAGGAATCGCATCCAAATTGCTGGCCCATTTTAAACGAACCAATCAATGGAATACCATTATTAGTTATGCTGATAGACGGTGGAGCGTTGGCAATATGTATGATAAATTGGGCTTTGTGTTAACCGTAAAGAACCCACCCAACTACCACTACATCATTGACGGCAAACGGAAACACAGATGGAATTTTAGAAAGGATATATTGAAAAATACATTGCCTCACTATGATAAACAGCTCACCGAATACCAAAATATGCAAAATGATGGTAAATGGAGAGTGTGGGATTGTGGAACGTTACGTTATGTTCTTGAGAGACCGCAGTAGCGTTATTTGCTGCATTTCCCCTTTTTCTTCGTTGGCGCTTTCCTGAAACTGCATTCATTGAATCCGTGACCGGTAATGCGGTATTTGTCTTCTGGTTCAATGATATCAGGATTGCCACCACCCAGAACACCATATAAGAACATGTCAATCTCCTGCATCATTGTGTAGGGATCCATGATCTTCTGGAAATCATATTGAGATAATTGTGGGTTTGTTAGCAATACTCCCTTGTTTCTGTCTGTGTCTCCAGTAACATCAATTACCCAAATAGGAACATTCTCTTCAACAAATATATTGTGGAATCCTTCACTCCCTGAGAATTGATTGAAATATGCATCAACCTTTTTATATTCCCACTTGATCGTATCATACCACGAATAAGCCGTTTGTTGAGTTCCTTTTGTGAAATTGTCTGCGTATTCACCTCTTGTTTCTTTGTAATCATCGTATTCGTTCAATACTTTTAATACTTGATCTGCAGTGAATGCTGTGTGTGTTCTCTCTTTCAGGTTGAAACTTGTTGTCCATGACATATGTATCGCTGGATATACCTTACCACACACCCCAATGTATATTAATTTCTTATTGATATCGGATGTGTTGGATCTTTCAGTTGAAGGTCTTTTCTTAAACATATCCGAATTAAAGAAATCATGCATTATTGGCAGTGAATTATCTTTATAATAGTTTGCAGGAGAGACACGAACAACCTTAGTTTCTACGTTCCTGACCCAATGTTTAGATGTATCAACCCCATAAGCTAACGCAGAATCGTAGTAATCTTTATATTTTGAGTGTATTTTCATGGGTGTTTCCCTTATTGGAGTTGTTGGATTATACTATTAACTGCATTGGATTGCAACTGATTTTTGTTGACGTATGTGGTGCCTTTGTGTATAATATTTCGAAGTAATAACAGTCACTATTATAAATATTACATCACCCAATAGATTGGAAGGGACAATGGGACATAAACTAACATTCAAAGAATATGTAGAATCAAAAACCACATTGCTTGCCGCTATTGATAAAACACCCCAGTGTGTTGTTGAATATAACGTCTCCAAGTATTGCAAACTTGTCGTTGGAGAATCAATGAACAACAAGGAACATATTGGGTTAAAGCCGAATCAAAAGGTGTTGGTTGAATGGAAATATGAAGACGTTGATAACCCGACGATAGTGAATATCAGCTTCTCAAAAGTTGATAAGGTCGACCCCTCCCAACAATATAACAGCTATTGGGGAACAGCCAGATTACAACGCTGGCTTCTCAGTAATACTCAAATCTAACATAAATTAAGTCTCTATATATCTTTTCATAAATACTACTAAAATAACAATTAGGAGTAATTTGAATGTCAACTTTCAAAGCGCCAGGTGATGCACCATTTCAGATTAAATCAGAAGGTGAAACCATTTCAATCTCATTCAAGGAAGGATTACCAACAACAGGCCAAGGCTTAGTTGAATGGAATATTCCTGCACCAGCCAGAGGATGTGCTGAAGGAAATGTTGGAGCGTATTGTGGCTTTGTGGTTTTAATAAGTGATAAACCTCTACAACCAAAACACTCTCCAGTTAATGGCAATTATTATACTCCAGATAACACTGCAAACTCAGATGTTCACGCTGGTGATAATATCAATGGCGCTAATGTGGTGGGAGCCTTCTATGAAGGAACTTCCATTAACCAAGGAAATGAGCCAACAACATCTTTTGTTATAAACGATATTCTCCCGAATACCCCCTATTATGTTGCTGGTTATGCAGTTGATTGTCAAGGACGGTATCATACAGATGGTGTACGTGCATATTCTGCAGATTACGGAACAGTGGAAGCTGCGGGAACATCCAGCAATCAAATTATTAAATTAAACAGTGGAGATGGTGTATTACCTACCGATGGAACTTTCCTTGTTCCTGGAATGAACTATGGGTTTGATATTGAAATAAATTCAACATTTCCAGAAGCAGCTGGCCGTCGAGTAGTAAGAACAATCATTGATGGTATTAATGCAAGCACATACGAAGCTATGGTTAATGAAATAAACAAATCATTATCACTTGCACAACAACCAATGCAATCTCCCGTACCTCCAAATACTGATCGATATTACTGGGATGGTACATCATTATTTCAGTTTGATGGGACATCCAATCAACCATTATCTGCGATTTTGGAAACAGCTGATCCTGGTGCTCCATCTATTGGTGATTATTGGTTTAATGGAACTACTCTGCGCATGTGGGGAATTCCATTAGCGTCTCAATGGAATGATATAGATTATGTTAAATATAATGAATCACCAACAACATTAACTGCTGGTGATGATTATTGGTTTGATGGGACTAATGGATATAAAAGATGTGGAGCTACCTGGTGCCAGGAAGTATTATACAATCAAATAATTGATCCTTTATTGCCAGCTGTTATAGATGATTGTGGTAATTATTGGTTTGATACTGCATCATCCACTTTAAACCACAGAAATATAGAAACAAATAACTGGGACGTTGAATACGCTATAACATGGGATGTTAGCCCAAATGCCATCATAGATGGATCGTATTGGTTTGATATTGACACTGATAAATTATATATTCGTGATACTGGTGCATGGGTAGAGATCCTACCATCTGCGGATGTTACATTGTCGACAGACTTGCGGGTATTGATATCTGACGTTATTCCTGATGTTCCCGTTGAAAATTTATATTGGTACAATCCAACAACAGAAGAATTATCACTATACAACACAACAACATTGGTATTTGATCCCACCACACTTTTAGTGTGGACTGGAGATCCAACCGATACAAAATCGTGTGATTTGTGGTGGGATTCTGTAAGTGATTCACTATTTAAATGGGACATTGTTCACTTAGAATGGGACGCAGTAACTTCTTTTGTTCAACAAGAAACTGATCCTTTATCTGCCCCGATCATAAACATAGATGAATTGTGGTACGTATCAACAACAAATACCATGTCCCGTTTTGATGGGACAGCTTGGAGAGACGTTACATTCCTCAATAACCCAACTGACCCTGCTATTCCTGTCGCACAAACTGGTTGGTGGAATGATGTTACAAACAAATGGTACATATGGGATACTCCAATCGCAAGTCAGTGGAATGTAATTGATCCAACTGTATCTCCTATAGATCCAAATGCAGTACCACCATCAACTCTATGGTTCAATACAGCAACAACAGCGTTATATGAACGTGTTGGAGCTTCATGGGTTGCTCTGCCTTTTTCTACTGTTGAATTTGCTCAACCGGTTGGAACGTTATGGTTCAACAACGCAACAAATGAGTTATTTGAATGGAATGGAAATTCCTGGATCACATCAACACCTCTCGTTGTTGCAAGTCTAAACAATGATGGTGACTTAATGTTTGAAACAACATTTACTGGGACAGGAGCCTTTTTAATGGTTCTAGTTCCATTTGCTGCCAATTCCCAAGCGAATCCAAGCGAATTAGCAACAGGTGTTGCAGGTCACGACTTCTTTAATTATGGTATTTTTGATTACGTATCAACTACATCCTCAACTGTTGATCGCGAATCATTCCTATTTGATAACTTACCACGAGCATTCGTTCAGAAGCAAACATATGGAACTGATGGGGTAGATGACGTTCCTAGTTACGATATGATAGGAGTTGGAGATGATGGATCACCTGATGAGCGTAGAAATCTAGCTGATCGTATCATGCAACAATTGGGATATCCAACTGTCGATGTTGAGATTACTCCAAGCCAATTAAACATTGCAATTGATTTAGCATTAAGTGAACTGAGAGAAAGATCATCAGCAGCATATACCCGAGGTTTCTTTTTCTTGGATGTCGAACCACACAAACAAAGCTATCAATTAACAGACAAAACTGTTGGATTTAATACAGTAGTTACTGTAATGGGAGCAACACGAATGACTTCAGCATTTTTAAGTGGTGCTAATGGTGGTGGTGTGTATGGTCAAGTTGTATTACAGCAATTGTATAATATGGGATCATTTGATTTATTAAGCTTTCACCTTATATCCCAATATATTGAACAAATGGAAATGTTGTTCGCTACTCGATTGACTTACCATTGGGATGAATCATCAAGAACTTTAGATCTTCATAATTCTTTTTATACACGAGAACGCATATTATTAGACGTTACAGTAGAGAGAACTGAACAAGATATACTAAAAGATCGTTGGACACGTAACTGGATTGAGCGATATTCACTAGCAGAAACAATGAGAATATTGGCACAAGTTCGTGGTAAGTATGCATCATTACCAGGAGCTGGTGGTGGAATTGCACTGAATGCTGGTGAATTGATGGCTCAACATGACCAAATGAAAATGGAATTATTACAAGAAATTGATGATTACGTGGTTAATGATATTGAAGACATTGGCCAAGGCGCACAATTAGTTATTGGATAACAATTATGACAGAAGAATGCAAAAGTACTACAGGGCCTAAACATCCTGAGCCATCTACAAATGGAATAAATGGTGGATTAGCATCAGGGTGCTCCACGTTACCTGGATCTAATATATCATGTCCCACTCCAGCCGCCGCAAGTTGTACCAATTTTCAACTATCACAAAGTGGAGATAGTTGTTTTATTGCAAGCATGGTAAGTGAATCATTAAACATTGCTGGTGCTGATATGAATGTTCATAAATTATTAGGAGTACATGAACAATGCAAAACTGTTGATGCTACCGGCAAGGGTGTATCAATATCAAACGGCTCTGTTAATGGATTTAGTTCTGACAATGCATTCACTATATTGGCCAATTCATGGCGATCAATACAAACAGGAAATGGAGTATTAGCATCTGCGTATATTGGGTATGACTTTGGCACTGTTAAAGTCCCTGATGGTTCACGGGATGTATACAGCACATCCGCAAGCATCCGCAAACACATAACTGCTATCACCATTAAACAATCTCCTATACAAACCAATAGAGTAACAAGAGCTAGAGTTGAACGATCAGAAGATGGAATAAAGTGGTACGGAGCAGGTATTGTAAATCTTCCAGATGATGATTGTCTGAACACTATATTATTTAAAGAATCAGTGCTTAATAGATTTTGGAGAATACGCCCAACAGATTTCAATGGATCCACCAATGATTATTGGGAAGTTCAAGCAATTGAAATGTTCCACAATTATATAGCAACGGATGAATCTAATGTACAAGATAAAGTATTCCTGGAAAATCGTGATCGGGAATATGACAAAGAATCGTTACTATTGAAGGGATCGTATGATTTATTAGACACTCAATCTGAATTATCGCGTTTTGGCATTGAGGTGCCATCACAATCATTTTATCTTAATGTAAGTTTTTCATCCTGTGTTGCGTTGTTAGGTAGACCACTTATCATCGGGGATATCATAGAAATGCCATCTGAAGCCCAATACTCAGCAGAAATGATACGCATATTGAAATGGATGGAAGTTACAGATGTTGCGTGGAGTACTGAAGGATATACGCCTGGGTGGCAACCAACAATGTTGCGTGTCGTACTACAACCAGCTTATGCATCTCAAGAAACCCAAGATATTTTTGGTGATTTGGCGGAAGCTGATATCCCTGATGGTTTGGGATTAGTAGAGAATTATGGAGACGGCAGAACTGGGGCATTCCAAGATTACTCGGACATTAGTCAAACCATAATTGCAATGGCAAAGGAAGACGTACCAGTAGCTGGTGCAGAATATACATCACAAATTAGAAAATTTGAAGACGAAGAAATAGAAGCATTTAGAGCAGTAGCTGGTGATGAAGCTGCAGCAAAGATGAAACAAATAGGATTAAACAACAAGTCCTTGTATACCGAAAATGCCATGCCACCTAATAATTTACCATATACTGAAGGGACTGAATATCCAACAACAGCTAATCATGGGGATTATCACCGTCTAACATTCGAAGGATTAGCTGGTGATGTACCTACTAGACTGTTCAGATATTCCGAATCAAAGAATAGATGGATATGGTTAGAGACTGACAAACGGGCTGAATATGATGGTGCTGAACCTAAGCTGCAAGAATATATAACAAACCCAGATCGTCAAACACAAACACGTATATTGCGTGAAGATACTAATAAGCAATGCGAGGAATAACATAATGTCAGAGATATCAACGTATTATTACGATGGACAAATGAAGAGATATTTGGTTCAGTTTATGGCAATATTTGGTGATATGCAAATATCTGTAGGCAAAAATGCAGATTTATCTGAACGATTGGTGAAAGTTCCAATTTACGGAGCAAGCAAGGATCGAGTGGTAGCAGCTATAAAAAGCGAAAACACACAGAATGCCCCTGTTAGATTACCAGCAATGAGTGCTTGGATGGCAACAATAGATCAAGCCCCAGAATCAAGAAAAGGAATAGGTGCTGTTCGTAGAAAAACATACATGCCAACTGGTGGGGTATTTCCCGATGATATTGGTGTTGTTGAACAACGTATGCCTGTTCCGTATAAATCTCAATTTGAGTTGACAATATGGACTAGCAATACTAGCCAAATGCAACAAATACTTGAACAGATAATGATGCTATTCAATCCATCAATTCAAATACAGACAAGTGACGAGCCGTATGATTGGCAGAAATTAACAACGGTGGAGTTAGTAGACATACAACCAGAAGAAAATATTGAACCAGGAAATGATCGTAGAGTGTCCAGATATGTATTACGGTTTGAGATTCCTTTCTGGATTGGAGTTCCTGCAAAAGTTCATAACGACTTTGTATCAAAAATATACACTAGAGTGTCGGCAGTATCGGATGCTACACAAAGCTCTGATGCATTTTTGGCAGACTTAAATGATACTGACCAAGTACCAGAACTTGTGTTTGATTTAGATGGAGCCACAATAAACCTCGGACTCACTATACCTTAATCATCAGTAATGATGTTTTCATTTTCCCATTTGAAAACATCATTACCACAATCCCAAATTCTATCATATCCATCTCGTTGCATATTCTGCCACTCTGTCATTTCTGGTGAAAACATTGCCAGAACCTTTTCCAATTTGTGCTTTTGAAATTTAACACGGTGGAATAATTGTTGAGTGTTTGTTGGCCTGAAATAGTAATAATTAGGCTTTGCTTGGTGCATAAACGTAAATCCTAACTTGCTGTATAACCCACCAGTGTTCCATCTTCTATCACTATACGTTACTATGGATGCTGGATCTTTCATTCGTGTGAAGTGAGAAAATAACCGAGACGCTCCACCAACAACGTTAGTGAGTAAATCATTGGAATATCTTATTAATTCCCATTCATATTTCTTCGAAAACCTGGACTTGCTGAATGACATTGCAGCAACCAACTTCCCTTCATATTCTAATCCATATCCAACACTAGCAGTTGCACTTCCCTGTATGTGTGTTTTATTGAAAAACTTACTACTGTCAGTGAAGTTCAATACCACGATTTTTGTCTTGCGAGCATATATTACTTTATTGACGCCCAACATAGATGAAATACGCGACTTCACAATCTCTTGTTTGTTGTTCCATTCAGTGTCTGTGATTTGTACCAATCTAACACCTTTAGCAGCACAATCAATTAATTTGTTTAAATGATACCTACGTTCCTTTCCTTGATTCTCCCCATGCCAATATACTCCATTATACTCAAACGCTAGCTTAAACGAAGGTAAGTACACATCAACCTCCTTGGGAGAAATTAAATCTCTGGTATTTGTAATCACATTTTCTGTTGGAATTAACTGCTTGATGTAATCAGCCATGTCTCGTTCTCCTTGTGAAGAACTATTGAATATTGGATCAATACCATGGTGCTTCATTCTGTCACCGACAACACTATCTGATATGCCCAGTTCTGCAGCAATCCGTTGAAAGGTTTTCTGTTGTGATATATGTTGATCCAACATCCAATCTTTATTGTCAATATTCAACAGTGCTTGTGGATCCATTTTTGCTTGGTGTGGGTTGGATACTGGTGGACTGTCCTCACCCAAATAACGATCAGCTGTTGTCCTTAGCATCTTCGTTAGTAATTCCTTTTTTTGTATTGGGTATTCCACTCCATGTGCATCCAACATGCCATCTTTTCGTAGTCGCTGTCCGTGTTCAGAACCAAAGATATTCTCATGGCCATACTTCTCCAAATTGGTTTGCTTGATTTTATCACGAACCTCTTTACTCTTGAGTGGATTGTCAACACCATATTTTTCAATTAGAGTTGCTTTCGCTTTATTTCTTATATCCTCATTGTCCAGTGGGTTCTCATGGCCATACTTCTCCAAATTGGTTTGCTTGATTTTATCACGAACCTCTTTACTCTTGAGTGAGTTATCAACACCATATTTTTCCATCATTAAATCCTTTGTTTTCTGTTTCACATCCGCCCGTTGCAGCACGTTTGCAACACCATGTTTTTTCATATTGGTTTGTCTTCTTTTTTCTTTAATTGTGTCATCAGCAGCAATGCATTTTGAACTACAAAATGTAGGAAACGTATATATGTATTTTCCATCCAGGCGCATTTTAACTGCAGTGTTGCATTGGGAACATGTTGGCTGTTGGGTTATATCCTTTAGTATGCAATGAAGCCTTGCTTTGATTGGCGCTGAGTATTGCAAAAATATAGTATAATCTAGTATCATCTGAATCAATTCTGGCAATTTATTCAGCTTCGATTGGAATCTGATGTTTAGAGAATTGTCGGTATTTATTATTAAATATTGTTTTAATATTCTAGTGATTTGGGTTTTTGTCATTTTTCATCCTTCTGTGTATAGCCCTAGTATACCCGTATTTATAATTATCTACAACAGAATAAGCGTAATTGTATAAATACATATAACTAACTAACACCCCCAAAAGGAGAACAACAAATGGCAACATTAGTAAGCGCAGGAGTAAGTGTAACAGTCACAGATGAATCATTTTTCATCCCGGCATCAGCCCCAACAGTACCACTTATCTTTATCGCAACAGCGGATCAAAAGACTCAACCCGATTTTATATCAGATGCTGAAGGAACTTTTGAATATGACACAGTTCGTACAATTACGTCTATTGGACAAAGCATCAACACATTTGGTATTCCAAAATTCATGGAAGACGCAGGTACAGGACAACAATACCACGGTGATGCAAGAAACGAATATGGACTATTCGCACTTAATCAATTTTTAGGTTTGGGCTCACGTGCATACGTTGTTCGTGCTAATGTAAACTTAAATGATGATTTTGATGACTTACAGACTTATTGGGACACATCTGTGTTGGAATCCAAAGTCGTATTAGAGAATTTGATTAATCAGTTCATCAATGAATATAATGCAGCAAACAATTTCATTCCATCCAGCGTTGGATACAAAGAAACAGTTTCTGATACTGATCTTATTTCGTTAATTGAAGAATCATCACCTTGGTTGCATCCATTATTAGGACAATACAATTTCAAAAAAGTTCATGACGACTTTATTAATGATCAATCTATTGCTCCATTAGGTGTATATGCAAATGGGTTTAGTCAACCATCAACAGGAACATATGAAGGTGCTACATATATTGCAGCCAACCTAGCTATTTTCCCAACGTACCCAGGTGGCGGAACAGTTGCAGGTGAGTTCACAGCACAAGAAGGTGGAGATTTCTTCGTAGCAGTTGCGGATGATTTCAAATTCACTCAAGAATTCTTTAATAAAACTTCTTTAGGCGCAAACGACGCTGCTCGTAGAACAGCTATACGTGAAGCACTAGAAGCGCAAATTGGAGCAGGTTCAGAAGCTGGACGTGCAGTTCGATCAGAAGCATTCGATTACAACTTAATTTTATGCCCAGGATATCCTGAAGT